ATATAGCCGTATTCAGGTACAAACTTTTTTGCTGAATTAGTTTGACCGATTCCTAATCCATGCCCTGCCATAGCACCTTGTGGGGCATTTGTAGTGTCTGATGTGTTTAGTATTTCTGAAATTTGTAGTGTTGACTTTCCACCGCCGAGATATTCGGCTCTGTTTAATCTAGCATCTTGAGGTTGTAATCCGAAGTGATTTTTTAAGTATTCGACCATACGGGTACCACCACGTGCATTTTTTTCGAGCCATCTTTGTAAGGCATTGGCTTTTCTTAAGTCGTTTATTAGTATTGATTCCTCTGCGCCATCGACAAGGTTTTTTATAATTACTGAATTAGTTCCGTCGTTGATTGCTCCGCTATCTGCTCTTAAATCTCCGGTAATTAGCGCTGCTGAACTAGCATTAACTGCTAATGATCCTGTGTCTATATAGTTTGGAGTAGTTGGTACGCCTACCGGATCTCCTTTTTGAGTCCAAGGTAGTGCGGATGTGAAATAATCCCTTTCGTAATTCCTTTTTAATAGAGGTGCCGTTGAACTCCTTTTACTAAATTCTAGATCATTTACGGGAATTTCATCTTGAAAGTTTTGATCCCGATAGTAGTCGTTCCATATTTTATAGTAGGCTCTAATTGGCAATTGACTAGCATTTCCGATTTCTGTAAGAGTAACACCGGTAGGTAATCCTAAATGGTCATGTAATCCTCCAACGGGTATATCACTAGATGAAGATAAAACCGGTATTGTTGTTTCTAATTCTCCGGTTAAGAAATCGTCCCAGTACTCCCATAATAACCTATTTGGAACGTAGAAATAGTGAATGTATTGATCGACTCTATGCATCATAGGTGCAATTAAGGGTGCCGTTTTTGTGTGTACTTGTGTTTGAATTCTCATTTGGTCTCCAGGTACTACTTCCTGAACCAACACCGGTGCCAATTCTCCGATATTAAATGTTGTTTTTCTTTCATGTGATAGATCGAAAGGTGTTCGCGGAGTTTTTGTCGATTTATTTGTTTTAAATAAGCTCATAATGAATCTTTTTTTTGTTTATTTAATTGAATTTCTTGATATTTTTTTAATTGATTTATTTTTTGATAGTAACGGGTAATACCTAGTTTTTCCCATTCCTTTAACTCTTTTTCGATTGCTTCTGTTTTGTGTATTTCTGCTAATTTTTTTTGTGTTAACTCTGAAAATATTTTGTACCGATAAAAGGGGGGGACAGAGCATTTTTGCCCATCAGGAAACGTTAAATAGTCCTTTTCTCCTTTTTCATGAAATCGTGTTATTTCGGGCTTTATTTTATACCCGTCTTTAGTGTATTCTCCAATGTACTGTGATCCAATAGCAGGTCTTCGCGACATTAACGCGAAAGGTTTTTCTATTCCTAACTTATTATAATTTTTTTTGTGTCTTTGTAACATATATTTTGTAACATAATGAATTGAAGCGGGTTGAACTTTTCCGATATCTATTTTGCCTAACGGCTTAGGTTTTTCTCCCTTTTCTTTTATTCGCCATGCTTTTTCTATGTTATCTTTATTTTCCACATTAAATAGTAATAAATGGTAGTGAGGGCGACCGCCTTTAGAGCCATACTCTCCTATACCGTAGTAGGAAATTCTTGATTCCTGATAACGTCTCAAACGTTTTATGTATTTCTGTAAATCAAGTTTGCTTAGGGTAGGTCTTGTTCGCCCGTATGTGAGAAACTCCGTAGAGTATGTCAGAGTGACGAATGCAGAACTGATTGAATGCTTTTCCTCTTGCATTAACCGAAACGTCCACTCTGACCTTTTTCTTGTTAGACAAGCGTAGCACTTTCCGCATGGTACCACAGCAATTTTTTCTTTTAAGATTATTGGGTATAGGCATGACATATTATAGTCTTATTCCACCGCGTGACGGTTTATATTGACGTATAGGTTTGAAACGTCTTTTTCCTTTTTTAAATGATTTTCTTTTTGTTTTTCTGTAACTTTTTCTGTAAGCCATGACTTTAATTATTAATGATTATTTCAATGATTTCCTTTGCAATTTCTAATAATGCTAGAATAACCGCAAGGTGTTTAATTGTTAGTTGATGATTTATTAACTTTTTCATATTTACCCATAAGTTTTTTTCGGTAAATTTTTTTTTGTTTACTTCGACCGTGTAAAACGGTTCGATAGATAGTAATTGAGATATTTTTGTTTTTACCATAATTTTATTGAAGTTTCAGGGTTTTGACCATCAGAATATTTTTTCATTCCGTCTTTTAATTGCAACCAGTTTTCCATTAACATACGAATGATATAGGGTGCATTTTCGGTACCTGATTCGTATCGGTCTAATTTTTTTTGTTCAATTTGCATCTGAATGTTTTTTAAACCGGTCATTTGAGACATTAATTCCCGTTTTTGTTGTTCTGATAAGTTTTTTTGATTTATGTTTTCTAGTTGCGCTAGTGCTTTTTGTATGTTAGTTGATAAGGTACCCTCTTTTAGTGCATTGTCTAATTTTTGACCTGCTACCACTTCTGAGGTTAAATCAGTTTCTTTTTGTAGTTTTCTGAAATTTTGGTATTTGTTTAATTCCCCTAGAGGGTCCCCCAAATTTACATCGACATTTGAGTAAGGTGTTTCTTGCCTACCTGATTTTACCTGTGCCGTTTGGGTCCCGGAGGTACCTTTGCCATATATTAGGTTAGGATTTAGTCCGGCTTCGCCGAATCTTTCCATTTGAGCCTTTGGTGAGTTGTAGGCGTTCATGTAATCTCTTTGTTCTATATCTCTGCTATATTGTTTGTCGGTAGCTAGTTCGCTTGCTCTTCTTTGCCTTTTTGCTATTACAGCGTTTGAAATGTTAGAGGCAAAAGATCCGACCATATCGAATAATCCCATTTTTTTTGTTTTTGTAAAGTTAGTATTTTTTTAAATTTCTTGCGAAATTTGCTGAAAGTTTTTTCAAAACGTGTCAGCTAGTACTCTATAACAAGGTTTCGAGTACTTTTTGCCACTCTTCGAGTGTCTTCCGGTTGCTATGCTTTATTTGCTTTACGTGCAAAGCGGAGTTTTCTGCGCCCCTGCCATGTTCGCCTAATTGCTCGCTTAGATTCGCTTTCGCTTCGCTTCGCTCATTTTCGCTCGCTTTTGGCGAGACGCAAGGGGCTTGAAAACGTGCAACCTTTTTTGTTTTTTTTGACATTTGTTATAATGTTTTTTTTGTTTTTGATTTATCGGGGGGGAATTTCCCCCCCGTAAACCCCCCCTTTTTAATAGGTGTTTATGGATTGCCTTTCAGGCAAAGACAAGATGTATTTTTATCTTGTTTAGTCGCCTTCCGGCTCTGTGTTTTCGGGCACAGCCCCGAGTTCCTCGACTTGTGTCGGTTCCTTAGGTTCTTCCATTTTAGCCTTAATATCGGCTAATTTTTGTTGTAGTTGTTCAAGACGTTGTTCGCGTTCGTCTATGTCGGTAAGATCTGTAATCTCTTTTGTGAAGAAATAGTCGTCCTCTGCAATTTCTTGTGGAGTCATTAATCTTATTGGGACTTCCTGACCACGTGCGAAACGTTCTTGCATTTCTCTAATTGATAGTGCCATATTTGGTACAGTTTCACTTTTTTGTGTGAATGTTTTTCCCTCATCGGGTGTTGTATTATAATGGTTTCTAAATTTCATTTTATTTATTTTTTGTGTTAATATTATTCGCTGATCATGTCTTAGATCATTATAGTTTTGGTTCTCCATAATATGGCATAGGTCTTATTGCTTTTACATCATGGTATAGTTGAACCCAAAATTTTGTTGATTCTCCGTCGTCTTCGATTGCAAAGACTCTTTCATGGTCCGCGGGATCTACTAGCATAAACTCTTCGCTTAATGTTGGTAAAGAGGCGAATTTTCTTGTCATGTGCCAAAAGTCTAATGTGTCTTTGAAATCTCCGTGTACAGTGTTAGCACTATACTTTAATTCGGCGTATCGTGATTGATAGCCCCATGTATCTTCGTTAATACCTTCCGGTGCGCCTAGATCAGTTGTAATAAACAATTCCTTGTTTAGTATTTCCTGTTCGCCAAGGTGTGCAAATGCAGGGTTGTAAAAGTCCATGTTGTCTTGTCGTATAAAGTGTTTTGGGACTCCTTGCATATAGGCAGGTTTCGGCAATATTGACATGATTCCGATTATATAGCCGTATTCAGGTACAAACTTTTTTGCTGAATTAGTTTGTCCGATTCCTAATCCATGCCCTGCCATAGCACCTTGTGGGGCATTTGTAGTGTCTGATGTGTTTAGTAT